GCGGGAGGCGAAGCGTAGTGCGGCTGGCGTGGCGCAGACCCGGGCGATCCACGACGGCGCGGTGTTCGAGAAGCGCGTCAATCCGAACCGGGTTGACGGCCAGGGTGGCTACTTCGTGCCGCCGCTGTGGCTCGTCGATCAGTACATTGCGTACCTGCGCGCCGGTCGTACCACGGCGAACCTGGTGCACGGGATGGACCTGCCGGGCGGCACGGACTCGATCAACCTCCCGAAGGTTGCTACGGGTTCCGCGACCGGCATCCAGGTCGACAACGGTGCGGTCACGTCGACGGACCTGACCGACAACTTCGTCACGGCGCCGGTGCGCACCATCGCCGGCAACCAGGACATCGCCATGCAGCTCCTGGACCAGTCCCCGGTGGCGTTCGACGAGGTCGTATTCAAGGACCTCCTGTCGGACTTCAATCAGAAGCTCGACGTGCAGGTCCTCAACGGGTCCGGTGCGGCCGGCCAGCTCAAGGGCATGACGGTCAGCGCCGGAAGCAACGCGGTGACCTACACGCAGGCGAGCCCGACTGCGGCCACCCTGTACCCGATCCTGGGTCAGTCGGCGTCGCAGATCGCCAAGCTGCGGTTCCAGATGCCTACGGCGTACGTTCTGCGCCCCGAGGTGTGGTTCTGGCTCGTCACGCAGGTCGACTCGACCGGTCGTCCGCTCGTCCTGCCGAAGGGTGCCCCGGGCTTCAACTCCATGGGCACCTTCGACCCGGCAGCGGAGGGCCTCGTCGGCGAGATCTTCGGCATCCCGATCTACGTGGACGCGAACATCGTCAACAACCTGGGTGCGGCCACGAATCAGTCGCAGATCCTCACGGCGAAGTTCGACGACCTGTACCTCTGGGAGGGCCCGGTTCGTACCCGCGCCCTGACGGAGGTCCTCTCCGGAACCCTGCAGGTTCGCCTGCAGCTCTGGAACTACGTGGCCTTCATGCCCGACCGCTACCCGATCTCGACCTCGGTCGTGGGTGGCACTGGCCTGATCAGCCCTGCTGGATTCTGATCCACCTCGTGACGGGGGCGCCCGGAAGGACGCCCCCGTCGCATGAACGAAGGAGAACACCATGTCTGTCGAGACCCCCGCACCAGCGCCTGAGCCCACGACCGAGGTCGCACCCGACCCGGCGCCCGAGGTTGACTACGCGCCTGTGCAGCCCGGCGAGTACCCGCCGGCCGCGCCGGCCGCTCCGGCTCCGGACGAGTACCACCCCGACCAGGGCCTGCACGGGTGCGCGGACTACTGATGAACGACCGCGCGCGGCATGTCGAGGCGTTGCGCCGCGAACGCCAGCACGTGATCGACACCTACGCGGACAGCGCCCGCGTTGCCCAGATCGACGCCGAGCTCGCCCGCTTCGACGAGAAGCCGGACACCTCCCGCATCGAGACCGCGGTCCCGGGTCGCACCACCCGAAGGAACTGACCCGAGGAAGGGTGCCCCATGTCGATCGTGACCATAACGGACGTCGCCGCACACCTGAGATGGACCGCATCTCAGACGATTGAGTACACGGCGCAGATGCAGGGCTTCATCGACGGGGTCGACCCGGTCATCGAGTCGATCGTCGGCGCCGTGAACTCGGCGGCCTACGACGAGTGGTACGACGGCGGCGCACCGATCCTCCTCGTGATGCACCCGCCGATCCTGACGATCACGTCCGTCACGGAGACGTTCGGGTCGAACGTGATCCGTACCCTGACAGAGCAGCCGCTCGACGGCATCCACTCGGTGGACGCCTACGGGTACACGTGGGACCCAGAGCCCGGCGAGATCACCCGCCGGATCTCCGGCATGGCGGCGCCGTTCGCGTCGGGGCGCCGGAACGTGCACGTGGTGTACAACGCGGGGCGCGCTGTCGTGCCTCCGAATGTGCGGCTTGGGGCGCTCGAGCTGATCCGGCTGACGTGGAAGTCCCAGCAGGGTGGTCCGCGTCCCGGCTTTGTCGCCTCCCCGGGCGACCTGCAGCCGTCTGAGGGTGAGTGGCGCATGGGGTACTTCGTGCCCAACTGGGTCATGGAGATGCTCGCCCCGTCGCGTCGATCGTGGGGTATCGCCTGATGGCGACCGCATGGCCGTCTGTTGTCGGGTGGCTCCTGACAAACCTGCCGAACCTGTCCGGATGGTCGTCGGTCGTGGTGATCGACGGGCCGCCGGTTGAGGCGATCCTTCCGGACGACTACGTAACGGTCGGGTTCGCCAGTGACGGCACGACTGGTTCGCTCACACTCGACCCCGATCCGGACGGGTTCTCGATCGTCGAGGTCGGTGATGTGCGCTGCGAGCTGGCGTGCGTCACCGAGCAGGTCGACCTGGCCACGATGCGCGCCCGCGTGTTCGGGCTCTTCGACGCGCTGGCCGCCGCAGTGAAGGCCGACCGGCGACTGGGGAACGTCCTGTCGCCGCAAGGTTTCGCGACCCTCACCGTCGACCCGCAGGTCATCGTCAACGCCACCGGAACGTCGGCGGCCCTCGTCTTTTCCCTGAACTACACGTCGATCACCTGAGAGGGAACCATGTCAACTTCAGTCGAGGACTACGCCGCGCAGCAAGCCGCCGAGTGGGGCACCTACGTGGCGACAACCGCGATCTTCCACAACGGCGTCCGGGCGTGCAACCCGGGCGACGCAGTTCCGGTGTCCAACGTCGAGCAGTACGGCTACCTCGAGCAGGGCCTCGTGCGAGAGACGAGCGAGCCCGCGCCGGCATCCGTTTCCCCTCCCATCGTCCCCCTCCCTGTCGGCGAGCCCATCGTCGTCAATTCCAACTAAGAAAGGCTGACCCACCATGGCAAACGGCTCGCTTGTCGCCCCCCAGCTTCTGACTGACCCGGGGTTTCTCTACGCTGCGATCATCGGCAGCACGCTCCCCACAGGCACGGTCGTGGGATCGGTGTTCACTGACACATGGCCGGTCGCGTGGATTCCGCTCGGCATGACGGAGTCCGGCACGGACATCGACCTCACGCTGACCGTGTCGCCGATCACCGCGGCGGAGACCATCGACCCGCTGGTGTACCGCACCACGGACCGCACGGGGTCGGTAACATTCGACCTCAAGTCCTTCACCGCCACCAACCTCGCGCGCGCATTCAACGGCGCCACCACCGCTGTGACCGGAAGCACCACGACGACCATGACGCAGATCGACCCGCCCGCGCCCGGTACTGAAGTGCGCATGATGATCGGGTACGAGTCGCTCGATCAGACGTTCCGCTTCGTCGGCTTCCAGACCATCAACGCCACCGACATCAAGTTGACGATGGCCAAGGCGCCGAAGAACACGAACATCCCGTGCAAGCTCATGCTCGAGAAGCCTGCCGCCACCCAGCCGTGGCGTGCGTGGACTGCCGGAACGGCTCGTGCGTGATGGCAACGGTTGAGTTCTTCGGTGAGACGTTCGCCCTGAACGAGTCCGTCAGCGAGATCGCCCTCATGGAGTTCGCCGAGGCATCGGCGGACGGTCTGGACGCGGACATGATGCAGGGCATGGCGGCGATGATGCGTCTCATCAAGGAGTGCGTCGCCCCCACGGAGCTGAAACGGTTCCTGGTCGTCGCGCGGAAGAACCACGCCAGCTCCGAGGATCTGGTCGCGGTTCTGAAGGCGACGTTCGGGCAGGTCACTGACCGCCCTACTGGGCTGCCCGTCGACTTCTCGGATGGGCAGCAGATCATCGAGCTGAAGTCCGATGCGAGCTCCGCAGACAGGGGCTTGGAGCTGCTGAATGGCCGTCCGGACCTGCAACTCGCGGTCATGAGGCAGCGGAGCGCCTGAGTCTGCGTGACCTGTGTGACGTGGCGTACGTCATGCAGGTTGAGCAGGTCGAGCGGCGGGCGTTGGCGGACCGTCAGATCGTCGCGACCTTCCGGGCCGCTGGTGCCGAGACGGAGATCCCGGACTTCGAGTTGTTCCGTGCAGGGTTCGACGAGGCCCTGGTGGCTGAGCTGGAGCCGGAGTCACCGTCTGCCCGTCTGCGTCGTGAACTGGGGGTGGCGTGATGCCTGTTGCCGGTTCGGGTTCGGAGCAGCTGGCGGCGCTCGCGGTGCGGATCAAGGCTGCGGCGCCGACCGGGTTGCGCGTGGAGCTCCTGCGCGGACTGAAGGAGGGCGCGAAGCCGCTCATCCCGAAGTTGCATGATGCCGCGATCGCGCAACTCCCACACACCGGTGGGCTCAACGAGCAGGTCGCCGGCCAGAAGGTCACCGTGCAGGTTCGCACGGGCGCCAAAACGGCGGGAGTGCGGCTGAAGACAACGGCCCCAGACACGAAGCAGACGGACGAGGGGTGGGTCCGTCACCCGGTGTTCAGCATGAAGACGACCGACCGGCAGGGCAAGACGGCGCGCATCGCCAAGGTGGACGGCCATTACAGCCAGACCGCCAAGGTCAAGTGGGTAACGCAGCAGATCCCGGCCGCGAAGGGCTGGTGGTCGGACACCCTCGCCAAGTCCGGGCCCGAGGTCACGCCCGCACTGATGGCCGCCATGGAAACAGTCGCCGTACAGATCCAAGGGGGTGTCTGATGGCAAAGCCATTGGCTCTGGTGTGGGACCTGCTCGCGATTGACAATGCGTCGGCGGTGTTCGCCCGTGTCGGCCACTCTGCCGAGGTGAACGCTGAGAAGACGGCCGCGCTCGGCGGGGCGTTCGCGAAGATGGGCGCCATCGTCGCTGTTGCCGCGGTCGGCATGGCTGTCGTGGCCACGAAGATGGCCGCGGACTTCCAGGAGTCCACGGCGACGATCCAGGGGCACGCGCAGATCACCGCTGACGCCGCCACGGCGATCGGTGACGCGTTCCTTGCGACGGCGGGCAATTCGACGTTCTCCGGGAAGACGATGGCGGACGCGATGGGTCCCGTCGCGGGCGTCATCCAAACCCTCGCCGGTCACGCCCTGACGGCGGCCGATTCACTGGCGGTCATGTCCGCTGCGACGACCCTCGCGGAAGCCACCGGGGGCGACCTGACGGCTACCACGAGCAACCTCGCTGCGGTGATGCAGAACTTCGGCATCGGCATCGGCGGTGCGGCCGAAGCGTCCAACACGCTGTTCAACACGTCCCGCCTGACGAACATCGACCTGGACACGTTGACGACGACCGTTGACAAGCTGCACGGCAAGTTGGGCATCGCGTCCCCGGACCTGACACAGACGTCCGCCCTGCTTGTTGACCTCGCCAACCACGGTATCTCCGGGTCGCGTGGGGTGATGATCGCGAATGTGGCGCTCACGACTCTGCTTGGCGGGTCGAAGGCGACCACGGCCGAACTCAAGACCCTCGGCGCGAATGTCTTCGACAGTTCCGGCAAGTTCGTGGGGATGCAGTCGGTGCTCGAGCAGATCACCCCGAAACTCGCGGGCATGTCCGAGCAGCAGCGCATCGCCGCCGAACAGGCACTCTTCGGCAAGGGCGCTGCGGATGCCATGAACTCGACGATCCTCGCC